ATATCTGCATACCCTTGGTCTAGTTCTGGCTTTGGAACTAAATATTCAAACCCAGCTACATTGCCTACTGGTGACGGAAATGGAATCTCTTTTAGTCCTGATGGTTTAAATATTGCACTAGCACACGCTATAACACCATTTGTTTCAGCTTACCCTTGGTCGGCTAGTGGTTTTGGCACTAAATATGCTAATCCTGCTACATTACCTGCGTCTAGTGGACGAGGTGTAACTTTCAGTCCTAATGGTTTAACTATAGCTGTAGCTCACAGCACAACCCCATTTGTATCAGCTTATCCTTGGTCTGGTAGTGGATTTGGAACCAAGTATGCTAATCCAGCTACATTGCCTCCAGACACTGGAAATGGATTAGCTTTTAGTCCTAACGGTTCGGAAATAGCAATAGTTAACCAAACTACATCACCATATATAACAGCTTACCCTTGGTCGGGTAGTAGTTTTGGTACTAAATATTCCAATCCTGCAACAGTGCCACCGGCTGATTCAACAGGTGTAGCTTTTAGTCCAGATGGTTCAGCAATTGCGGTATCTGGAGAGGGAATCCCGCTTATCTCAGCTTATCCTTGGTCAGGTTCAGGATTTGGAACTAAATATTCTGATCCAGCTACATTGCCAGCAAGTAATGCGTTTGGCGTGGCATTTAGTTCTGATGGTTTAGCAATAGCTGTAGCTAATAGTTTAGATGGTGTAACAGCCTATCCTTGGTCAGGTTCGGGGTTTGGGACAAAGTATTCTGCTCCCGCTACAGTGCCTGCTGGCGATGGAAAAGGCGTAGCATTCGGACAAATCACTTCTTAACATAAAGGAAAACCATGGCAGATCAAACTGAAACTAAACCACAAACCCGAGAAGAAATTCTTGCATCCTCGCTCACCGCCCGTGAAGCAGAGGTCATGCACTACCAGATCAACATTGACAACTACACGCTGGCGTTTGAAGAAATCAGCAAGCTGCCGCCTGATGAGCGGCTTGAACTGGCGGCATTTTCTGAGCAGTTGCACACCTTGTACGCATCTGAGAAACTTGAGCAGAAGAAAGCCAAGATCATGTTAGCTGTCATAAAGAAGCAAGTGGGGTAATTTTATGTTTGCACTCATTGAAAACGGTGCGGTCAAGCAGTATCCGTACAGCTTGTACGAGATACAACGCGCCAATCTCAATACCAGCTTTCCCAGTACCGTCAGTGACGAAACAATGGCTGAGTACGGTGCAATGCGGGTGTACTTTGCTACGCAGCCTGTTTTGTCTGACACTCAGGTGTTGGAGGAAGACCCACCCGTCTTTAACAATGAAGACCAGCGTTGGACACAAGTGTGGCGGGTGCGGGAGATGACAACTGAAGAGGTAACGCAACGCTTTGACAGCGCAGCATCTGCCGTTCGGCAACAGCGCAACAACCTGCTCAAGGACAGCGACTGGACGCAGATCACTGACGCTACTGCTGACAAAACTGCATGGGCCGTTTACCGCATGACGTTGCGAGACATCACCGAACAGACTGGGTTCCCTTGGACAGTCACTTGGCCTGACGCACCATGACTGAGAAAATGATTAGCGAGACGGAGGCTCGGCTGGCTACGCATGAGGCCATCTGCGCTGAACGTTATGAGGGCATCCAGAAGAGCTTTGCCAATGGCTCAAAGCGGATGACAAAGATTGAGTACCTGCTGTACGTTGTGATTGCCGCAGTACTTTTTGGCCCGGGGGCTGCTGCCCAGTTTGTTGCGAAAGTACTAGGGCTGTGATGTGGATTTCTTTGAATTGCTGTCTAAGGCATGGCCCATTCTGCTGGCAATCATCACGCTGATCATTGTGCTGGCAAAGCTCGACTTGCGGGTGGCAGTATTGGAAGAGAAAATTAAAACTTTATTCGAAATGTGGAATAAAAAATGAAAGCCAAGCTCACCTTCTTCGTCACCTTGATGGTTAGCATAACCTTATGTGTTGTTGTCCTGACAATGTCGAGTGTCATGCTGCTTGGACTGTTTGATCCACTCGTGGACAACAATAAAATTTTTGAGCTGGTCGGGCCTGCGTTTCAGACTATTGTTGGTGGCTTCATTGGCCTATTGGCTGGCGTCAAATTGTCTCATGAGGAAGAAAAGAAATGCTAACCCTATTCACTACACTGGTCAGCTTCTTGGCTGGTGGCCTGCCCAAGCTGCTTGGCTTTTTTCAAGACCGTGCAGACAAGAGCCACGAACTCACAATGGCAAGGCTCCAGACGGAACGTGAGCTTGAGCTACGCAAGGCTGGCTTTGAAGCCGCGCAGCGGGTGGAGGAGATCAAGGTTGAGGGTCAGGCTATTGAGGCAGAGGCATCTGAACGGGCTGCGCTGTACGCTCACGACATAGCCATAGGGCAAGGGGCCAGCCAGTGGATGATCAACCTCCGCGCTGGTGTCAGGCCCATACTGACCTATGGTTTCTTTGGGCTGTTTGCCTTTGTTGAGGTCGGCGGCTTTATCTACGCTTGGCATCGGGACATTGCGTTTGATGTGCTGATTCAAAAACTTTGGGACGACGACACGCAGATCATCTTTGCGTCGATCATCAGCTTCCACTTTGGCGGCAGAGCGTTTAAAGGTGGCAAGGATTGAAAGTATCTCAGCGGTGCAAGGAGATGATCAAGCACCATGAAGGAGTGCGGTTTAAGCCTTACCGCTGTCCAGCAAGGCTTTGGACTGTAGGAGTTGGACATGTTTTATACCCGGATCAAGGACGTTTACCACTGGATCAAAGAGACGCTTTCCCGCTTGCGCCAGAGGATAGTCGGGCTTTTTCAAAGGATGAGGTAGATGGAACCCTTGGTGCTGATCTCATCCGATTTGAAGTTGGGGTCGCCCGACTTTTTCCTCTGGTGCTTACCCAAGGTCAAAATGATGCTCTTGTCAGCTTTGCTTTTAATTTGGGTCTGGGGGGCGTACAGCGATCAACCCTCCGTTCGAAGGTTCTTCGGGGCGAGATGCAAGAAGCGGCAGATGAGTTCTTGAAGTTTGTAAGGGGTGGGGGTAAAATCTTACCGGGACTAGTCAAGCGCCGCAATGACGAACGTGCCCTGTTCCTGTCTTAGGATGGAAAATGCCACTACTGAAAATTCAACTCAAGCCGGGTGTAAACAGGGAAAACACCAGATACACCAATGAAGGCGGCTACTATGAGTCGGATAACGTCCGGTTTCGGCAGGGTACGCCTGAAAAAATAGGCGGCTGGATACGCATCTCTGCCAACACGTTTCTTGGCGTCTGCCGATCCTTGTGGAACTGGGTTACCCTTGGTTTCCAAAACCTCCTTGGGGTTGGAACAAACTTTAAGTTTTACATCCTCAACGGTGGTGCGTACTACGACATCACCCCTACACAGACTGTCCACACACTGACCAACCCGTTTGCCACTGTCAGCGGGTCTACCACAGTCACAGTCACAGATGCCACGGGCGGCTACGTCAACAATGATTTTGTAACGTACACAGGCGCTACAGCCGTTGGGGGGCTGACCATAGCTGGGGAGTACCAGCTAGTCCTAGTCAGTGCCAACGTATACACCATCACCGCTGCATCTGCGGCAACGTCCACAGCTTCAGGCGGTGGAACTGTTTATGCTGTGTATCAAATTAACACGGGGTCAGCATACGCTACACCGCAGGTAGGTTGGGGTGCAGGCGCTTGGAGTTCTGGTGTTTGGGGGACTAGCACATCTTCTACGGAAGCTATGCGGATATGGAACCAATTTAACTTTGGTGAAGATTTGATTTATGGCCCAAGGGGTGGGCCGCTGTATTACTGGGACGCCAGTATTGGTTATCAAGCGCCTACAGTCACAATGACAATTGCCAACCCCTGCGTTGTCTCAGCCACTATCAGCATTCCAAATAAAACAGCCATTGTCCTTGAAACTTCTGGCGCACTGCCAACAGGTCTGCTGGTGGGCACAACCTACTACACCCGTTTTGTGTCATCTACCACGTTCAACTTGTCGGCAACCCCCACCGGGGCGCTTATAACCACTACAGGCAGTCAGTCTGGAACACACAAGATATCCGCACGGGGAGTACTGGTATCACAGTTAAATGGGGCAAGCAGTGTTCCGCTGTCCCAAATCTTTTTTCTTGTTTCTGACGCCAGCCGCTTTGTGCTTTGCTTTGGAACCAATGACATTGGATCAACGGTAGCCGATCCACTTCTAATACGCTGGTCTGACCAAGAAAGTGTTGTGGAGTGGTCACCAGCAATCACTAATCAGTCAGGCAGCATCACCCTGTCCCACGGCTCTACCATCGTGACGGCTATCCAGAGCAAGCAAGAAATTGTGGTGTTTACAGATGTGGCTTTGTATTCGCTTCAGTACCTTGGCCCACCCTATGTCTGGGGGTCACAACTGATTGCTGACAACACATCTGTTGCTGGCCCCAATTCGGTGGCCTTGGCAGCAGGGGTTATTTACTGGATGGGCGTAGACAAGTTTTACAAGTACGATGGACGGCTGCAAACTCTCAACTGTGACCTACTCAGGTATGTCTACAACGACATTGAGAGAACGCAGTTTGAGCAGGTCTACGCAGCTACCAATGAAGGGTTTAATGAGGTATGGTGGTTTTACCCCAGTGGTGGCTCGACGACCAACGACAGCTATGTGGTCTTCAACTATGTAGAGAATGTCTGGTACTACGGCTCTATGGCCCGTACCGCATGGCTGGACAGCGGCCTGCAAGACTACCCGGTTGCAGCTACCTACAGCAATAACCTTGTCCAGCATGAACTGGGTGTTGATGACGGCACAGCCGCAACCGCTGTTCCAATCAATGCATTCATTACCTCATCCCAGTTTGACATTGGCGATGGGCACAACTTTGCGTTTGTCTGGAGGATGTTGCCAGACCTAACCTTCAATGGTTCAACTGCCGGGGCAACGCCTAGCTTGACCATGCAGCTTCTGCCGCTACAGAACTCAGGCTCTGGCTACAACAGTCCTAAGTCAGTTGGCGGCGACAGCAGCAGCGCAGAGGGTGTAGTAACAGCCACCCAGACCTACCCCATTGACCTAGACACTTACAACGGACAGTTAAACATCCGAGTCCGGGCACGGCAGATGTCTATGAAGATCAGTTCAAACACCCTTGGCACACAGTGGCAGCTAGGCGCTCCAAGAATTGATATCAGACCTGATGGGAGGCGATAATGGCACAAAAAAACGTAGTAGCCCCTAGGTTACCTAACCCGCCACAGGAGTACGACCCTGTTTACATGAACCAACTGTTGAGTTTGTTGCGCCTCTACTTTAACCAACTAGACAACGCAGGGCCAATGGCTGGGTCTACACAAACTAACGGAACCAATGTAATATCGGCCTTGAGTTTTTTCCCTACGTCTGGCACAGCCCCCAGCCTGCCGACAGACGTTGACTTTGCCAATTTAAGGATTGGGGACGTTTATCGAGACACCACTACGGGTGCAACCATCAACAGCCAAGTGCTAAGAATAAAGACCGCATTATGAGCCTCAGAAACGACCCCAACTATTTCCCTTCGCCTGATGTACCCACTAACGGTAACTACGGTAGTAGCTTTGGTAAAGAACAGCTGTACTACAACTACTTGCCTAGGTCTGCAGATATTGATGCAGCTAATGCGGCGGCTGGAGAAAAAACTTACAGTAGCGGAAAGTACGTATTCAACCCAGCAACGGGTCAATACACATGGGTCCCCGCTAGTGCCGCTACTTTGGCTCCGACAACCCCAACAACCCCAGTAACCACGCTGGAATCGCCCGCTGGCGGTGAGAAGGGTGCGGGTAATGATGGCAGTGGTGGTTTCCCCGGCTCTACTATGGTTGACGGTATTAGCGGCCCGACCACGGGTCTTGCATCTTTAGCAAATTCTCTAGCCGCGAACCTAGGTACTAGGAGCACTCAAAGCACTGGGCTTTACAGCGGGGCGCTACGAGGACTGTCAGACGCAATTGCTAGAAACGTAGACCCTAACTTTAGCCATGAAGGGCGTAGTGGTCGAGGCGCTTCTGATTCGGGCACGGACCCAAATACAGGAAATACCGGTACAAGTACAAACACCGGCGCAACAGGAATGAACACTGGCACAACGGGGGGTTCTCCCGCACAAGCTGGAGATATTGGAAATCCGGGTGGCCCTGCGGACGGTGGTGGTTATGACGGAGGCGACCCCGGCGGTGATGGTGCTCGGGCTAACGGTGGCATGATAGGCAGCTACGCCCAAGGTGGTCTAGGCTCCCTTGGTGGTTATTCAGACGGTGGCAGGCTCCTGCGCGGCCCCGGTGATGGCGTGTCAGACAGCATCCCAGCAACTATTGGCAGAGCAAAACAACCTGCGCGACTCGCGGACAACGAGTTTGTTATCCCTGCTAGAATAGTATCTGAACTAGGCAACGGATCGAGTGAGGCTGGTGCACGTAAACTCTATGCCATGCTTGATCGTATCCAAGCGGGCCGTAAAAAGTCTATAGGTAAGAACAAGGTAGCTGTGGATTCCAAAGCATACAAACATTTACCGGCATGAAAAAAAGTCAAGCTAGGGTAGACGCTAGAGTACGTGGGGATGCTAACTACGTACCAGAACTCCCATGCCGTAAAGGGCACGCGCTACGCAGCGTTAGCTCTGGTAGCTGTATTGAATGCCGTAGAGAAAGCGAAAACCTTAGGGTGTCAAAAAATCGTTTGAGTTACAACGCACGTAAGAAACGAGAGCGTGTCGGCAAACTTCCTGAATTGGCAGAAAAAATGAAGGTTGTTAGGGCTACAGAACTTCCAGAGCAGCGTGCCATACGGCTGAAAAAAGCAAAACTAGCGCAACGAGAGTGGCGTGCCAATAACCCTAACCATGTGGGTTCAAAACAGGCTAAACAGCGGTATAAAAAAAATAATCCGGGGAGAGTTAGGGCGGATACGGTTAAGCGGGTAGTGTCTAAGTTGCACCGTACCCCTGCATGGCTAACCGACGACGACCACTGGATGATTAGGCAGGCTTATGATCTAGCAGCGCTAAGAACAAGAATGTTTGGCTTTGCTTGGCACGTTGACCATGTAATACCCCTACAAGGTAAATATGTTTCGGGGTTGCATACCCCGGTAAACCTGCAGGTAATCCCCGCTATAGCTAACATAGTCAAAGCAAATAAATTTACGCCAGCATGAAAATACAGTATGTTGCCTCAGAGTGGGTGAACTATACTTGGGACAAGGTTGAAGGGTTTATATCTAGTGCACTGGAGCATTCCAATGGGGACTACACAGTAACGCATGCTAAGGTATTTGTAACCCAAGGTAAGTGGGCACTGATCGTCGCGGTTGATGATTTTGGTGTTATCCACGGCGCAGCGACAGTTGAGTTTTTTAATCGCCCTGATGATCGGGTTGCATTTATTACCGCTATAGGCGGTAAGCTAGTAAGCAATGAGGATACGTTTGAGCAATTACGGGCCTATGCAAGGTCTATGGGTGCTACAACTATAGAAGGTGCTGCTAGGGAATCAATTGCTAGGCTGTGGCAACGCTACGGCTTCAAAGAAAAATACCGTATTGTTGGGGTAAAGCTATGAATATTTTGGACCTGAAACGCAAGCTGCTGCCGTTAAACGGCTTTATGGGCGGTTCTCCTGCTTCTTCAAGTGGCACATCGACTACGGGTTTACCCGACTGGGCTAAAGGCTACGCGCAAGACACGCTAGCCAGACAATCCGCGCTCTCGGACCGACCCTACGAAGCCTATGGGGCTAACCGCATTCAAGGTTTTGACCCCATGCAGGTACAAGCGCAGACGCAAGCTGCGAACATGACAACCTCCCCCCTTACAGCGCAAGCGGCGGGTATAGCTGGGGACATCGCTGATCGAGCCAAATCGGCCTCTTATTCTCCGAGTGAATTTAGCAATCAGTTTTCTGCGCCAAATCCATATGGGGCTAGCGCGTTTAGCAATCAGTTTTCTGCGCCAGATAAATATACATCTAGCAACTTTGACTACAACCAAGTTAAGGCTCCAACCCTTGCTGATTACCAAATGCAAGGCCAGCAATCTACAGCGGCTACCGGGAACTACAACCCAAACTTGCAAAATTATCAAATGCAAGGGCCAGCGGATGTGTTCGGCCAAAAAACTTCCGCTGCCCAGTTGCAAGCTGCTCCCGAAGTTTCCGCTGCCCAGTTGCAAGGACCCGAGCGTACAAGTTTTGAACGCGCTGAGGCCGAACGAATCCAAGCGTTGCCCTTGCGCGATTTGCAGATGCGGGCTGCAGGGGATATTTCAGCAGAACGTATTGGCACAAATAGTTTTACCCAACCCGGCACTGCCGATGCCTACATGTCACCGTACATGCAGAGTGTCGTTGATATACAAAAGCGAGAGGCTGCACGGCAATCGGGGATTCAAGGAACGCAGCAGCAAGCACAAGCTGCTCAAGCGGGGGCTTTTGGCGGTTCGCGGGACGCTATCATGCGTGCAGAACGGGAGCGAAATCTTGCTCAACAAATGGGGGATATACAAGCTACGGGGTCACAAGCAGGTTTTCAAAACGCACAACAACAGTTCAATGCAGAGCAAGCAGCACGACTTCAGGCAGCACAGTCCAACCAGCAAACGGGTCTTACTGCTGCGCAGGCAAATCAGGCGGTTCAGCAACAAACGGGGCTCCAAAACCTAAGCGCTGCGCTGCAAACGCAAGGACTTCAAGCGCAAACAGGGCTCCAAGCCCAGCAATCCAATCAGCAGACCGGGCTGCAAGCGGCATTGGCAAACCAGCAAGCCGGTATGCAAACGGGGCAGTTCAATTCTCAGATGGGCTTCAACACTAATCTGCAAAATGCTCAAATGAGGCAACAAGCGGCACTGGCAAACCAGCAAGCCGGTTTGACTACAAACCAACAAAACCTTAACGCTAGATTGCAAACGCAGCAGCTTGGTTCCGGCCAAAGTATGCAAGCACAACTTGCCAATCAGCAGGCGGGTTTAACTGCGCAGCAAGCAGGGGAGCAATCTCGGCAGTTTGGTGCCAACCAAGGTATGACTAGCGCTCAGACAGCCGCTCAGTACGGACAAGCTGCGCAACAAGCAAAAGAACAGTCGCGGCAATACGGTGCAAACTACGGCATGCAGGGACTTCAGACAGCCCTGAGTGCCTCAGGGCAGTTGGGTGGTTTGG